GTGCTGTTGGGACAGCAGATTTTGATGCTCTTTACAATGCCTCCTCGGAACTAGCTGCATCTGATGGAGCTGAAGGTGGTACACTTGATGGTATATCGGGACTGAAATATTCAAGTGTTGTAACTTCGTGGACAACTTCCACCTGGAATACCTTTCCACTAACGGCAGATGCTCTTTCAGATATGGCAAGTTTAAGTACATTTACTTGTTGTATAATGAATCATAGTTATGATTTTCGAGATATAGCTCCTCCTCTTGATACAACTGTTGGAGCTGGATTCCGTACAGCCAATCATAGTGCGTACAATCCACAAATAGTTTATACAGCAGGGACAGCAGCAGTAACAGATAACGCAACATTTTTTGGAGCAAACTTTTAATGGAAAAAAGTATAAAAAAGATTATTAGATGGACACTAGAGTATCTGCATATGGATTCAGAGGATGCTAGAGATTTGATATATAAAACTGGAATGGCTGAGTCTGGATATAGGGCATTAGAGGGCTATGGTAAGAATCCAGCTATTGGGTTTTGGCAGGTAGAGCCCTTTACAATGTTTGATACAGTAGATAATTATATAAACTATAGGCCTGAGCTCAAAACCAAGATATATGGCTTAGGATATGATGAGAAGGACGCAGAAATGAGGCTCATGTCAAACATGTCATTACAGGTTGCATTTTGCCGTTTAAAATATAGACGTGACAAATATGCACTTCCAGGCATGGATGATAGCGAGGCTCAAGCAAAATATTGGAAGAGAGTATACAATAGTGAGAAAGGACGTGGAACTGTGGAACATTTTATTAAGGCGAATAAATAATGGATACGTTAAGAAATGTGTTAAAATCTCCGATAGGGACAGCTTTAGAGGGTACACTAGGAATACTAATTACACTTTGGGATAGACTTCCAGAAATAATCAGGATACTGATTGGGATAGCAACATTTGTCCATATTGTAGTTAGAATAAAGAAGGATATGAAATGATATGTCCCTACTGTACAAGCGGCATAACCGAGCTCGCAAAAAATAGAAAGACTAATGATCAGTATAAATGCAAGTCATGTGGGAAGATATTTTATGCTCCAAATGAGAGTTTAGTTACTGATGAGCCATGTATGGATATTGAACCAGGCAAGGTTCTCAAAGTATCATACGATAAGGCTACTAAGATCCACTGTGCTACAGATGTTCATCATGGCGCAAAAGAGCATCACTATGATAAATTTAATGATCTTATAGAGGAAGTAGACTCTGATCCAGATGCAAGATGGTTTTTAAATGGCGATAATATAGAGTTTATACCTCCTAATTATAAGATATCCCAAAGAGGTCAAGTGATGGAGCCAGATGAACAGCACCTCACATTTATAAAAAGAATTGAGAAGATTGCAGATAAGCTACTGTTTATTAGGGGTGGCAATCACGATATGACTAGGAGTGTTAATATCTTAGGCGTTGATGTGTGTAAGCTCCTAGCAGACAGACTGATGGTTCCATATTTCAGAATGCCTGGCTATAGTGAAATAGAGATTAATGACAGGAAGTGGTATATGGTGTCAGGTCATGGGAAAAGTGGCGCAAAGAATGGAGACTTGGAACTAGATAAGATGGCTGCAGTTTATAGTGATGGAGATGTTTTTATACTTGGACACAATCACCAGCTATATGCAAAACCAATCGACAGTGTTATGGTTGATGGAGATGAGGAAAGGTTGCACAGGAGATGGTATTGTCGAGGTGGAAGTTTTTTGAAGTACGCTGACTATGCACGATATAGTTTCTTCCCAATTGTACGTGCAGGTTGGGTTACAATAGAATTTGGAGAAAATGAGATTAAAACGTGGACAAACTAAATGGACATTTTTGGTATAATAGAGACTCTGGGAATACCAGTTGCAGTGGCTATCGGTCTTGGGTATGCACTAATGTATCTAATCAAGTTTATTACCAAGGACGTAACTGCGGACATAAAAAATCTATACAATATTGTAGTGAAACTGATAGACAGTAATAGAGAGGCTAAAGACGAGGTGAAGAAGACGATGACTGGCGTGAATGTTATAAAGGATATAATGATAAAGTTATTTAGAAATGGAAAAAAATGACTTACTTAAGAGAATTGAAAAATTAGAAGAAGACTCACACCCGCCTGTATCTTGGAGGGTCAAGATAGAGAATATTATAAAGAGGGTGGATGAGCTTACTAAGTTATATGGTGAAATTATCACCAACTTGATGAAACAAAGGAAGTAGAAGTTTTAAAAACAATTAATAAATTACTATAAGGAGAAAATCATGGAATTTTTAACAAATAACTGGGAATATGTTGTAATAGCAATAATGGCAATTGACAAAGCGGTTGCACTTTCACCGTCTGAGTGGGATGACCTCATTTGGACATCAATCAAGAAATCACTCTATAAAATAGTGGGGAAATGAATGTTAAAAATAGCAATAGCTAAGTATGTAAAGAAACACGGTCTTATTCCAATCTTAATGAAAGTTGGCGATATTGCCGTTAAGGTTACTAAAAGCAAGAAGGACGACGAAGCATGGGCAAAAGTTAAAAAGGTACTTGAAGATCTAAATGCCTAAGCAAACCTTCACATTAAACGATTTCAGCGGTGGTGCTAACGGATACGTCGATCCGTTAGACATCGCTGATAATGAATTAGCTATATGTCAGGGCTTTAAGCCTGAGCCTGGAACAGTAATTGTTCTTGGTGATATGAAGCCTGTTGATGCTAGCAATGGTAGTTATACTATAGGCAGTGGAGATGAAGAGGCAAGTGCTACCGATTTAGATATAGAGTCTGGATATGGACTATTTACCTTTTCGCATGATTATAACATGGCAGGAGAGGCAACAGACGCAGGGACGGATGTAACATTAGCAGATACAGATTATTTTGTTATGATGGCAAGATCTAGTGGCGATTCTCACAATAAAATTGACATCTATGATACTACTGCGCATACTTGGCGAGCAGATATGATTGACCTGGGGGGGTCTTTATCTAATGCTCGCATGTCTTCAATAAAGCCATGTTTTTTTATTGCAGATGGATCTTTAAGAGTGTCTCCAGGCAATTTTACACCTGCTGACAGTGGGGAAGACTTGACCTCAACATTGCCAGCAGTTGAATCTAACTATGGCGGATTTGATGCAGCAACTTTAGCTGTGGATGGCACGGAATTTCTTGCTGTAGGAGATACGGTTGTTGCTAGCGACCAAGAATGTGTAGTTCTTCTTGCGCCAGATGGTACTGCAAATACATATGCAAGAAATATGACTGGGCTATTTTCATCTGCTGTCGTTAATACCACTGCAGGAAAAATTATATATGTAGTCCCAGATACTAGATGGCGCGGTGTTGTAAAGCGTAGAAATTTTACAGTAGCTGGCAGTGCGGGCAAATTTACAGAATGGTACTCTACATATTCGCATCCAAGACCACCAGTTACTTATGATGGAACTCTAGATGCGGGAGCAGTGGCAACTCAGTATACAATGCCCTTTTTGGTTAATGCAACAGCTGGTGATGCTACTATAACTGGAGCAATACCTCCAACCTTGTGGATAGTATATAAGGCAGACAATTCAGATCCTGACGCAACATGGGATGGTGCTAGTATTAATCTTTATTGTACAGCTCTTTATGATGATGCAAAGCAAGAATCTCAGCCAAATAAAGTTGCTTCAGCTGTTAGTATCGCTGCAGCGAATACATTAGGAGTAGGAATTGTGGTTAATTATGCAGACGCAGGCGTATCAGGCGGGGCATATCAATTCAATAAACGTGTTACTGGTGCTAGGGTATATTATGAGGATACCACAGGAGATCCAGGAATATTATATCAACTTTTAGAAATAGATTTTGAGCATGGCTGTAAAAAAGCAGAAGCAGAGAGCTTTAGTGCCTGGGTAGAAAAGACGGGGGGAAGTATAGATGATGAGGTTGTACAATGCCCCACCACATCCTCACATACTCAGGCTGAATTAGATGACAGTACTAACGCCTTTTTGTTTGCCAGCCCGCCAAAGGCATTCACATATGAAATAAATACTCTTTATCCACCAGACGTTAATACTCATGCTAGATACAAGACTGCAGTTGTGGCTAATAGGCGCCTATTTGTAGGAAATGTCTAT